TCATCAGCACCAGCATCAGCACCAGCATCAGCACCAGCATCAGCACCAGCATCAGCACCAGCATCAGCACCAGCATCAGCACCAGCACCAGCACCAGCACCAGCACCAGCACCAGCACCATGCGCAGCAGTAAATAAATGTTCAAAATCCGCAGTAAGGTCAATAACCAGACCGCGACCGCTGCCACCGCGACCGCTGACCCCGCGACGACCGCCGCCTTCTTCCAAATCACTATCCGTATCGCTTCCAAAAATATCGTAAATCAAAGTAGACGACGAATCCGGACTGGCGACCGACATAGCAGAATAATGAGAGTCAATAGAATGACACATTGTTAAATAAGTTATCAACATCATATAACAATATTTTCCCCTCAATTTTATGCATTATCAAGCCTCCTGCGAGAATTGAACTCGCGACCACTACCTTACAAGGGTAGCGCTCTACCACTGAGCTAAAGAGGCAAACATGTATTCCCGTGCCACCGAACGGTTTCCAGTGAATACAAATAATAGTAAAAAATATCTTTAAATACTTTTCCAACGACTAAGATAAAATAGCAAAATGAAAATTACATGCATGTACGATTACACTTAGCAGCCAACCGAATGTCATCCGTAGGTTCTTTAACAAATTGTAAAGCCCGCGCATCTTGTTTCACGGCAGCCAAGCAAATTTCCGGAGTTTGGTTTTTGACAAACCGTAAAGCCCATGCATCTTGTTGCACAGCAGCCAAGCAAATTTCCGGAGTTTGGTTGTTAACAAATTGTAATTTGGTCCAATCGAGGTGTACCGATTGGAGTTCATAATCCGGCCGTTGAATGCATTGGCTAATATGAGTATGACAAACAATACATTTATTAATGGAAGAAATATCAATATCTAAAGTAATATCGAAACACTGAACATGAACAAAATGGTCTTTATAACAATCACATGGCATACGATTCAAAACAGATTCATCAAAATGATATTTTCTTTCAAAAACGCAATGTTCAACAAATTCGTCTTTGCAAATGAAACAAAAATCCTTTTGTATAGACATATCCCTTGAAATAGGTGTGTAAAATCTTCAACCATGTAAATATTTGTACGACAATGAATCGCACGATTAAGCAACTAGTTTCGAAGAGTCACTTGGTTGTCGAGCATAATAATGGTACGAAATATAATCCAACTCATTGTCATCCGCCAAAACAGAAACGTTTTTCCAATTTAATTTTCGAACTTTGATTTTATCATAATGGGTGTGAAGCATAAAATTAAAATAAAGTTCATATTCGGAAGCACCGGACCCGTTTTTATCGTCGACCCATTGTAAAAATACATGATAAAAAGAAAGGTTGTGTTTGCGTTCGATTTTCGTGATAAGTTCAATCACATATTTGGTTTCGAACATCATGTGATGACAAATACCAGACATATATGGATTAAACCGCGTTAGGCTTTCATCTAACTTAGCCATATGAATAAAGTAGGGTTCATGATGCTCGCTACCGTAATTATACAACGGTTTCTCGTTTTCAATAAAATTCGTGGGTTTTAAAAAGAAAGTATCGCTGTCAATGACCAAATACGTATCAAGAATATTGGGAATGACTTGACCCGCATAGAATTTCAATAATTGTTGTAAATACCAACCATTTCTATCCAATTTGCCATGGATATTCGCAACGGTTTGAATAGAAAAAGGAAAAATGCTTTCATCAATCGTAATGCAGCCATCGACCGAAATAGATGGGTCATAACAAATCAAATAAATATTACGATACCCAATCACATTACGTTTGGTATAAGTTAATTGTTTTTCAATAACCGCATGGTCATTTGGGCCAACGGGAATGACAATATCAAAAACACCAACTTCGCTGTGTTTATTTTCAATCATGAGGATACAATAAAGAGACGAATTTATTTAAATACATTCAAACCAGAGTATATAAATTTTCCACGAAAGTGATAAAAAGGAGCGAAATAAGTTTCAAATGGTTAAATGCGGTGCAAATATAATGCTCGAAAACAACATAAAGTAAAGAAAAGAATAAAAATAGTAAATCAATCCAATGGGTTCATGTCAATCACACAAAAAAGTGAATGAAGACGATAATTTACCACCCTTTATTGTCAAGAGAAGCTTAGAACATATACATAACAATGTTCCGTTCAACCCATATCAAAACAGGTATTTAACCCAAGACAGTATTGTAAATTCGGTCATCGCCCAGTTTGCCACCAGGTCCAACATAGGACTAGAAAAATACGGAACAACGTTAGACCGGGATGATTTAACCATCTTGGAATGGATACAGCACGCGCAAGAAGAAATGATGGATGGTACATTGTATCTAGAAAAACTCAAAAAAACAATAATTGACGCGGAAAAAATGCAGCGGTAAAGACAAATAATACAAAACAAATTAAAAACAAGGACTAATGTATATAATGACAACATACATACAGACCGGCGCAAAACAAATGGAATCATCCCCGCCAGACGAACCGAGTTATGTAGATAAAAAAACGTACACAACGACACAAATAATCACATACATGGGAAACAAACGTAAGTTGTTACCCGTCATCGAAGATGCCCTCATAGAAATACAAAAAGAATTGCCGCCCAACTCGCCGCTAATTATTGGAGACGGATTTGCGGGGTCGGGCGTAGTAAGCAGACTGTTCAAAACAATGGCTACCGAATTATATACAAATGACTTGGCGGGTTACAGCCACACATTAAATACATGTTATTTGTCGTCACCGACGAAGCCGACGATTGCCCAAATAAAAAAGCACATCGACGAGGCCAACCAAAAAGCAGACGAAGAAACGCACAGTCCTCTTGCCCGAGCCACAGATAAATGGATATCCAAACATTGGGCCCCGGAGACCCAAACAATTACCCAAAAAGACCGCGCCTATTTTACGTGTGAAAATGGTCGGCGGATTGATGTCATGCGAAATTACATTGAAACACTCCCTGCAAAAATGCAGCCATATATTCTATCTCCTCTCTTAGTAGAGAGTTCGATACACAATAACACAAACGGGCAATTCGCAGCGTACTACAAAGACAAAGACGGAAAGAAAGGCGAATATGGAGGGAAAACGAAGACGGACGTGAAGCGTATTACGCAGGAAATACGTATCCCTTATCCCATATTCGAAAAATCCAAATGCAAAACCCACGTCTCGCAAAAGGACGCAACCGAATGGGCAAAGTCGCTTCCAAAAAACAAATTGGACGTAATATATTACGACCCGCCCTATAACAAACACCCATACAACATCTATTATTTTTTGTTGGATATAATCAACGATTGGGACAAAACACAAGAAATCCCGGATACGTATCGAGGTCAACCGGATACACGAACCAAATCCAAATACAATAGTGTAGTACATGCAAAGGCGGCGCTGACCGAACTCATCGAAAACACCCCGGCAAAATACATCATGTTGTCATATAATGACGGTGGTATCATTAGCATCGAAGATTTAGACAAGCTGTTAGCGGCCCATAGTAAAAGCGTTAAAAAAATACCGATAGACCATAAGACGTATAATCGATTAAAAGGAATAAGCAATTATAAACGCACGGCGGAGTACAAACCAGTGAAAGAATATTTATATGTAATACAACGGTAATTATATAAATATATAATAAATGAGCACTATAAAATTTCCAATGCGGTATTTGCCGAAAATGCTAAGCAAAAAAGACAAAGAAAAACAAGTAAGGATGCTGTTGAAATCAAAAAAATTATACAAGGCCCAAAAATATTATACACGTAAACGCGTGACGTCTTATAAGCATAAAGAATCGCGCCATATTAATAATGCGCGAAAAATATATGACGTGAAAAACATAACACCCACAAAAGAGTTGGCAAAGAAAACGGGTTGTACAATATCGGCATTGAATGAAATAGTAAAAAAAGGAGAAGGTGCGTACTATTCTTCGGGTTCAAGGCCGAACCAAACGGCCCAATCGTGGGGGCTGGCACGTTTAGCAAGTTCATTAACTGCGGGGAAATCCGCGGCGGTTGATTATAATATTATAAAAAAAGGGTGCAATCATAAAAAGAAGGCATTTATTCTGGCAAATAAGTCAAGAAAAAGATACAAATACGGACATTCGAAGACGCGGAAAACGAAGGCATAAAAGTGGAGAACATGTTATCCATATAGTATGCTAAAAATGAAGCTGAAAATGTAAAAAATTGAAATGCTTTTTCATAGTAAACGAATGGCATCATGAAACTACCAATTCGGTAACTAACAAGGACAAGGAAAGTAAAATGTCACAAGAAGGTTTGGAAAACACCCATGTCATTGCAGGGGATTACAAGACGGCCAGGTATGCAAAGCATCGTGAAGAAATGCTGGCATACCAAAAAAAGTACCACGAAGAGAATCACGAAACATTTTTGCAATACCAGAAGGAATATTATCAACGTACCAAGGAGGCAAAGAAGGAACGAAGCAACATGATGGTGACGTGCGAATGTTGCCAAAAGGAAGTTCGTCGTGGGGCAATTTCGGGACATCGCAAGACAAAAAAGCATTTGAAAAACGAGGCGACATACAATGCGGCCATGAATCCAGAGGTTCTACCCACTGATACAGCATATGTAAAAACATTGGACACTGACCTAGTGGACGAAGAAGTCATTGTATTCAAGCCACTACGAATGCGCGAGATGATTTAATAATGATGTTATGATAGCGCTCTAACGAACCGACTTTTACGAACAAAAATAAACAAAAACAAACAAAAAAACAAAAATAAACAAAAATAAACAAAAAACAAAAACGGGCGGGTTCTTCCTGTTTTTTTATGAAAAATGCAGATTAAAAGTAAAAAATAGAAATAAAATCAATTCATTTTATTATTTGATTATTATATTGATTATTATATGAATATAATATATATAGCAAGATGGTCTGTAGTATAAGTTGTTCCATATCGGCAGTGTTTATCATCGGTATGATATACATGACCAATGCCATGACCAAATCAAAGATTATCAAAAAATACGAAGAAGAACTACCGAAAGAACTCAAAGCCGTGTATGAATCAATCGTGGAAGAACGAACGCGTATTTATTACACCGGATACATACTCGGTTTTTTGCTGTCACTCATACTCATCGTATATACAACCCAAATACAACGTACAAGAATGTCCACGTCTTCCATGGTTTGCACGACCATCGCACTCGCATTTTTAACAAACTATTTTTATTATATACTAACACCCAAAACAACCCACATGTTAGACCATGTGACAACGCCGGAACAAACAAAGGCGTGGTTAGCCATGTATAAAGGCATGCAATATTATTATCACGCAGGTCTCGCCATAGGTTTAGTCGCTGTTGGAATATTTGCGTTTGCGTTTCGATGTACAAAATAATTAAACAATGATATAATAATAAGAAGAACATGATAGTAAACGAAGAATATTACGCAATCGGCGTAGGAGTATTGTTTGTGATATATGGTATTTATTTGGTCAAAAAATGTGAAACAGAAGCAGACGCAGATGATAATTCAATCAGCGACTTTCTCTTAGATAAAGAATACACAACGGTAATTTCAAGTGCAAGTGCAAGTGCAAGTACAAATGCAAGTACAAATGCAAAATGAAATCATAAATGAAATCATAAATTAGAAAGAAGCGTTATTCGCGCGATTTACAAAAACATAAGTGTAAAAAATATCCAACACAAAGCCGCAAATAGCAAATGCAAGCAATACATATTCCAATGTGGTTTTGTTTTGAATTTTGTAAAAATAAACGACCAACAGATAAAAGAAGGGAATAGCTAAAATATCACCATAATGACTGAGATTTTGTAGAGTAGGTTCCATAATATATACAATAGTCGTATACATTATGCATATCCATAAACCCTCCTCCCCTCCTCCCCTCCTCCCCCCCATCCCCCATCCCATGTAAAAAATTGAGTTGAAATAATGCATGAAACATAATGCAACAACAACAACAACAAAAACTGTAATATCAACAGTAGTACAATGCTCCCCATATTCGGTGTATTTATTGGCATGGCCGCATTTTTATTATTTAGTGGTTATATGATGTCGGGTAGTCAGCGACAAGTCGCCCCAATACACTCAAAACGCAATAGAAAATAAGTGCAAAGCAAAGCAAATCAAAACAAATCAAAACAAAGCAAAGCAAAACAAATCAAAACAAATCAAATCAAAACAAATCAAAACAAAACAAAACAAAACAAAACAAAACAAAACAAAACAAAACAAATCAAAACAAAACAAATCAAAACAAATCAAAACAAATCAAAACAAAACAAAACAAAACAAATACAATCAAATGATTAAACAAGTTCCTTCAGTCCTTTGGGTATTTTTTTGTGTTTTTTGAAAAGTTGTAGTATTTTGGTTCTTTTATGAGAAATTAACCAACTCACCAAATCAGGAGACACGACAATGGAAGGTCTTCCAAGCAAATAATCAATTTCAACTAGATATTCTCCGTCGTTATTAAATCTGTTATATGATAACTCGTCTAATATACTCGACCCATCCTCATTTTTTACATTGATATCAAAATCCTTATGATGAATAATGGCGGCTAATTTTTGTGTTTTAAAAATACGGTCTACATGCGAGTCGCCGTGATGATTAATGTAGCGAAAAACTTCATGACTATCAAACGGTACAATTTTCACACAAGTACTTTTAATATCTCTACGACAAATGGGACACGTAGGTTCCTCTTTGGTACGCTTACACCATCCAATTAAACATCTTTTATGAAATCTATGTTTACATTGGGTAGTAACATTGTTGGAAGTAATTTTGTCTAAACAGATTGCGCATGTGTTACGTAATACACTTTCGCATTTACCTGTCTTTTTATTTTTGCGGGTTCCATTGGAACAGCGTGCACGTTTGACGGTAGGCATATATACATACATGATAAAAATAGGAAATAAAAATAGGAAATAAAAATAGGAAATAAAAATAGGAAATAAAAATAGGAAATAAAAATAGGAAATAAAGATTTGAAATAGGTAAGCGTCGATAGAATTCGATTTTATGGATATGAAAAAATATAGTCATACAGAAATGATAAGAATCTTATTGTTGTTGGCAAATGTGGTTGGAATGTGTGCAAGATTCAACGAATATGTCCCAACGTTGGATATAACGAAATATCAGGTGGTCCATGCGCAAGAAAGTCTCCCCCAGGCATTCAGTTGGCAAAATGTAGATGGGGTCAATTATTTGACAAAAAATTTAAATCAACACATACCCGTTTATTGTGGAAGTTGTTGGGCGCACGGAAGCATCAGTTCCCTCGCAGACAGAATCAAAATCCGGCGTAAAGCGGCGTGGCCGGACATCAATTTAAGCATCCAATTTTTGTTGAACTGTCGCATGGGAGGTAGCTGCAATGGTGGGGACCATTTAGGAGCATACAAAGCAATACATGAATATGGGTCCATTCCGTATGAAGACTGCATGATATACCAGGCATGTAGTATCGATTCCAATGAAGAAGGATGCAAGAACAAATCGATGTTCGAATGTACGGCAACCAACATATGTAAAACATGTAATACGTTTACAAACAATGGCGGGACATGTACCCCGATTACATATTACCCAAACGCAACCATTGCAGAATACGGTGCAGTAAAAGGCAGTGCAAACATGATGGCGGAAATCTACAAAAACGGACCCATCGCATGCGGTATCAATGCGGAAGAAATCGTCGATTATACGGGCGGGGTGTTAAATGTTCCCAAAAAACTAAAAATGATAAACCATATTATATCCGTGGTCGGTTGGGGATACGATGCGGACTTGAACAAACAATATTGGATTATTCGCAATTCATGGGGAAGTTATTGGGGAGAACTTGGTTTCATGCGATTAGTGTTAGGCGAAGACCAATTGGGCATTGAAAAGAATTGTGCGTTTGCCATACCCGGGAACTGGACCATACATAACGTGCCTTGTTACGAAGACGGAAGTAATTGTTAAGCCACTTCTTCCCACCCCACCCCCCCTCCACCCCCACCCCTCTCCCACAAAACCCATATACTAGAAAAATGAAAAATATTTAGACAATATTTTTCATACACGATGAAGAATTAACCGAGCATAAAAATGCAAAGACTGTATATAAAGAAATATGTTAAAATACCCCGAGTATTTCAATTTGCGAAATGCTTTCATTTTGGTATTATTATGTTCAACCTTAATAAGCGCTTATATTTTTATAGACATGTTGGTATGTCATAACATGAGATACAAAGAACTGTTCAACACGTGGCAGTTCCCTATGTTGCTGGCATTGACAATCGAAGTAATATATACAATATAACCCAGAATTATAATGTTAATCCCAAGTTGGATAATTCATCCGCCCGTGTATTCAGGTGTCGATACACATGGATGAATTGGATAGAGTCGAACTTACGACAAATGCTCTGTGCCTTAGCATAAAGAGGTTTCATGTTAGGCGCATTGACCCGGAATTTCCCGTTCATTTGTTGAACAACAAGATTACTGTCGCCCTTGACAACAAGTCGCTTTATACCGAGTTCGAATGCATGTGAAATACCCATAATCATGCCGACATATTCAGCGACATTATTTGTTTCTTTTTTACCTACAAAAACCGATTTGCTCCAGATTTCAACACCATTGTGGTATAACACGGCGCCGGCACCCGCCGGACCGGGATTATGTTTGCTACATCCATCAAAAAAAAGAACATATTGGTCATGGGGAGTCGTTTTTTTGACAGGAGAAGAACATTGGGTTGCACCCGCACTTGCACCCGCACCATTGCCATCCTCATCCCCATCCTCATCATTGTGTGTCAGTGTAACCGCCACTTTACGATTAGCTTTCTTACCCCGATGAATAGTTGAAATGGGACAATCCACCTTCGATGGATTGCTATTTAATTCATTTATCGGTAACGTTTCCCTTGAATTTTTCGTGAGACGCCCTTCGGGCGTCCCATTATAAATCTTCACGGGTGTAAAAAAAGAAAAAATAGAGGATTGCATGAATGGAATAAAAGTTCAGTGTATAGTTACAATATATATACAATTATGTTTATATATGTTTGTTTCACCAAATAGGTTGCAAATTTACTGGATGGTATCAACAAAATGTTGCTCCCAGCTCAATTCAACAAATAGCTCGCGTTCTCTACGTTGTCCGTCTACGCAATAGAAGAGAGTAACATATCGCTTGTCGTAAGGCAATACATCACGGTTATGAATATCACAAGAAGTAAGTTCTTCCACCAGACGGTCAGTAAAATCGTTCACATTCCAAGTATCGAAAGTAATGGAAATCGGCGCGTCATCCCCATATTTATCCACATAGAGACGTTCAATACATGTAAATCCCCCAATGCGACGAAACACTTCGCACACCTCAGCAACGTGTTTGTCCCCATCGGGAACGTTCCATATAATCAATCTGCGCCAAGTCTTTTTATTGCGGTTTAGTGTATAAAAATGTTCCGGGTCAACGTCCATATCAAACTGATAATATGTTTTGTGGGGATGGGTGGATTCCGGCACAAAACGCATAGAAGTAATGGGCGACCGAATCGCAGTAGAAACGGCACCGACGTATGTAGAAATATATTCAATAGACATTCTATTTATCAAGATATAGTGACAATATAGGTTATCAAAATATCAATTTTTTACAAGTAAATGAGCGGAAGCGTCGCAAAAACAAGAAATAAAGAATATAAACATATAATTATAAATAAATAAGGAGACTATGGACCGTAGTAAAAACAAAGAATTATATGAAATACTGGCACAATATCCAATCAACAATGCAGTGTTGTATAGTTCCCACCCATTAAACTGCCCTATGAATATATTGGTACCGCAACGGTATACACAGTCAACAAACAATGATATTGTGTATTATAATCTAATGTCAATACAACCGAACATAAACATGGGTGTATATAATAGTCATACGGAGGATGAACTCCGTGAATGGGTAAATACGAGTCGTGAATATGTAGAGGACTTAGCCAATACATATAAAAAACTATGTGACATGGAAGAAATCCATTTAAATAATATAATAGACCAGCGCAAAAAATGCGAAGCATTAAATTTGAACTATGTTAGCAAGTTACCTGTCGATTTGATACGATATATAAGAGATTTTTTATTACCAGAAACACAAATAACGTTATATAAAGAATGCAATCCGCATTTAGAGGACATGTTAATGAAAATGACCGTTGCCCGTTTGAAGAAGTTCTATAAAGAGCAAATCATTCCAAAATATTATAATGATTTTATGACAACCCCGTGGAAAAGATGGATATTTACAAATAGTTTGAAACCAAATAACGTATATATATCACCAACGACCAAACCAGAGTATGTCAAAGAAATAAAGAAAGTATTGGATTTGTTGCATAATGTAATACCCCATACAGCAGACGCTTATAGGTATTGTCAGCTGCAGGGATTAAAACTGATAAAATCAATCATATATGTGTCAAGACGTTTTTCGCCTGCCCCGGCAAAACGAAAGTAGTCACCGAAGGAAATATAAAACCCGCATCGAAAAAACGAGTCACGCGAAAGTTTCGCATAACGGAAAATGATGAGAATGCAACACTAATAAATGAGTTTATGGAATTAGCCGAATAACAATATACAACAAGTAAAATGGAGATAAGAAAATGTAAAAAATTGACGTCAACTAGTATGTTTATAGAGAAACAACAAACAACATTGCATTATTGAATGAAACACGGTAAGAATGTCATCCACCAAAACCATCCAAATCAATCTTATTACATCAAAAAGTGATATATATGTAGGTCAAAGTATTGATGGGAAAAAACAGGGTATTGGAACGGTATATTATGAATCGGGAACTATTCATATATGTAACTGGGCAAATGATTGTGCGCATGGATATGGAATATGTAAAATGGCAAATGGTACAGAATATGTAGGCCAATGGAGAAACAATCAGTTTCATGGGCGCAATAACGAAATAATTTATAATAATGGAGATTATTATAAAGGGGAGGTTTTTCGAGGTGTAATAACCGGAAAGGGGAAAATGATATATGCGGATGGTAAACAATATGATGGACAATGGAAAGACGGTGTATGGGACGGGTATGGTGAGCTCATTTATTCCAATAAAGAAATCTATGTTGGAAATTTCATGAATGGTCAACGACATTCATACGGGGAATACACCTGGATAAATGGGAACACGTATTCAGGCGAGTGGAGAAACGACGAAATATATGACGGATGTATATACGATATAAAATTCGGTATAAAAAAACAAAGTATGTGGTGTTATTAAGTAAGATGTAACATAGAAATAAGTAAGATTATTTTGCGGCAGGCTTGGATAAAGACACTTTAATATTATAAAAACGGTTTTTATACGTTTTTTTTAACTTATTCATGAATAAGACGATTTTTTCACGGTGTATCGGTTCATGGGGTGGAACGTTGTTATTATCGCAGGCAGATGAGTAAAAGGTTCGAATCCCTTCTGCAATAATGGATGAATGGTTATCGCAAAAATGAGTAAACCCTTCTGCGGGAGAAATGGTAGATACAGCGAGTGGTTCAACTTCCGTCTTTATCTTAATAACATTTGCGTGAATTTGTGAACGAATTTGTTCATCGATGGCAAGTAAAAGGGGTTTGTAAACAACTTCATACGTTTTACGAAGAGGTTGAACCGCAGGAACCAATGACTTTTTGCGAAAATAGTATCGCACGCTCTTATACATTTTATCCATAACGTCTCCAATAAATCCGGCTTGAACCAACCTGCTAGTTTCAGCATCAATCAAAGATTTATTTTGAGACATCCATGATTTCCACGCATCTTTAAAATCTGCCCGACTATCATGCTCATGTAATTTGGCAAACGCAGTAAGTTCATCCATGACGGATTCTGCAAAATTATATCGAAAAACTTGCATAGAAACGCCAATATGTTTATGAGCTTCATCTTTATATAGAGGCTCAGCGGTATCAATGGTTAGATTCATGGTCGAATAGAAGATGATTTGGTAAGTTTGAATGAATAATTAATATAAAAATACTTACGCCTCCAAAAATCAATTTTTTGATAACCCATAAAAACAATATAAAGAAAACCCTCGATTATAACATGTGCAAAAATACGTAGCACGCGAGGCTCTTATAGTGTAGCGGTTATCACTCGGGACTTTGAATCCCGAAACCCGAGTTCGAGTCTCGGTAGGAGCTAGGTAATCATTTAGTTGGCACCTGGCAACCACAGGTGTGTTGGTCTATTGGAGAGCAGTATTGAGTATTTGTTTCGATACGTACAATTGTTCCATGATAATATACCAACAAATGGGGCATGTGTAAATAAGCATGCTGTTGCTTTCTTAGCTCAGTGGTAGAGCGCACGGCTGTTAACCGTTAGGTCATAGGTTCGATCCCTATAGAGAGCGTTCTTTATTATGTATATAATAAGTGGAATACTTATTATATGTACGTGAAAAAATAATATTCCTATAAATAAATGGAGAGAAATCATTTATTGGCATGCATGTTAGGTAGTTATTTAATCCCTATAGTAATCGTATTTATTTTATATCAAAACAATCCAAGCATATCAAGTATTATTTGCAATGACAAAAACAAGGCAGTGATATTGATAAGTATGATAATAATGGGTATATTTACATTGTTATATGAAAACCAACGAAAATGTCAGTTATCGATGTATATTATTGTTTTCTTATTAATTGGTATTTATGGAGTTATATGTAAGCCAGAGACCGATGCAAACCACATCATATTTGCTTACATAAGTTTTGTATCCATATGTATATTTATGATATATCATTGTTATGCTACTTCAAACAAAGTACTGTATATATTGTTGGCACTGCAAGTCGCATTAGTCGGTTGTATATACTTATATCCAAACCATTTTTTTATGATGGAAGTAGGATTATTGTTTGGGTTTGCCATATTTTATTTGTATCTTCATTACATTGAGCAATAATCAAAAAGAAAAACTTTTCTCATCACATAATAATCATGGAAAGTCCATTCGCAGAAAACAACAGCACCTTTGTGTTGTATTTAGAACCGGTTCGAAATCAGTATTATAAAACGTATCAAAATATAATTACGGTAAGTACTATGCCCCCAGGTCCATTGCAACAAATGGTCAAACCCCAGTCCTTTGATAAGTTGTCTTCCTTTCAACAAGCAAGCCCCTTTTATCAAGGCATGAATTGTGTACATGTATTATTACGATACCCCAAAACACAACAATATGCAGCCACCAAACATGGTGACGTATTTATGACGGCCGAAGATATTCCCGCAGTATTATCTTACTTACAAAATAATAATTATGTAGTAGACACGAATATGACAAAGCTGATGTTTAAATCCCGCATACCCATGTCGGGGGTAAGCGAAACCCGAATGTCAGGGGAACGTCGCATGATATGTATGGTGACTTACCCGCATGTATAGATTGTTTTCAAACCCGTGGTTTGGAGTGTCGCAGATTTTTTTTCACACGTTGTTCATGTTCTGGTGTATCTGCTTCCAGAATACCTTGCATATCTCGGTATCGACGCAAATACGCAGCGTGAACTCCTGTCGGTGGTTCATGAAATATTTTACCGGTGGTTGCTGATTGACTATGCATCCATCGCCGTCGCAAATATTCAGCATGCACAAACCGGTTGATACTGGCTTCCACGACCATACTTGAAATAACTGCTATATATATGGCGATACCAAACAGGAAGCGCATGTTATAAGTATTCTATTTATATTTTACATGAATAGAATAACTCATTTCACATTCAATTTTATACACTTTTTATTTACACCCTTGAAGATACTATACCAGTAATGATTTGCTACTCCATAATTAGACGGTAAAAGATAACACCTTTGATATTTATGTAATCTTATAAATTCAAAGGTAAATAATAACAACATAAACGTTTCTCAATAAATAATAATAAGGCGACCAATGATATATGATTATGTAATTTTAGGCGGCGGAATGGCTGGTTTATATACGGCTTATCAAATCGTCAAAAATCAGCCCAACGCGAAACTATTGATAATAGAAAAGGAGAAACGTCTGGGTGGGAGAATATATACACACCACGATACAGTCATGGATGTAGAAGCGGGAGCAGGAAGATTTCATAGCGGCCAACCGCATATTCTCAAACTCATTCGCGAACTCGGTTTACAATCAAAACTTACACCAATAACAAGCACAGCCACTTATGTAGATGAAACTGGAAAACGTATGAATTCTATATTGGATGCTCCCAATGATATTATTGGTGTGTATAAATTTATTGAAAACACGAATAAAGCGGCCCTACCATCGCCCGAACCGGCTCTCATGGCCGCATTAGACAACTTTTTAGGAAAAGAGAATTTGCCGAATGCAGGAATTATTACAAAAATATTAGCCGCTAGCAAAACCGTTTCCGTGGAAAGTCTACGCAATCAAAGCCTGTTAGATTTTGCAAAGACGGTCATTACTCCCGAAGAGACGGAATTCTTAAAAGCATCATTCGGTTATTATAGCGAATTGGTGATTATGAATGCATACGACGCATTATATTTGATTGTAGTGCATTTATCGCCGGTCCATCAATATTATGTGCTGAAAGGTGGGTTATCACAAATGATTACCAAGTTAGAAGCAAAATTAATGAAATATATGAATGTTCGAATATTGAGAAACCGCACAATTGAACGAATACGTTACATTACATGGAAAGGCGAGAAGACATTTGAGATTTCGTGTTCAAACGTGACCGCTCTATATTTCGCGCATCACTGCATAAGTGCCTTGCCGAAACAAGTGATTGAACAAATCAACTTCTTTCGTCCATTAACAAAAGTGTTATCTAAAATAAAATGTGCCCCATTATGTCGAATATATTCGAAATTCCCCCAAGTTCCCAAGACGCCTGAAAAGAAAGCACATGCATGGTTTAAAGATTTACCGAAACTAACAGTAAATAATAACTTGCGAATGGTGATACCATATGACGAAGCCAATGGAGTGATTATGACATCATACAGCGACAATAAATTTGCCAAATATTGGAAAAGATTGCACGATAACAAAGGAATCGAAGGAGTCAACACAGAATTGATGACATTGTTAAAAAAGAGCACGCAAATCCATCATATCCCGGCGCCCATCAAAACCGAAATATTTTATTGGGACTGTGGTGTAGGGTACTGGGGGGTGGGAGCAAACAGTGAGAAAATATCGAAACTCATCGTACAGCCATTTGGTCCCAATGTAAAGATGTATATGTGCGGTGAACATTTTTCGGAAAAGAACCAGCAATGGATAGAAGGCGCATTAGATACGAGTCTAGCGGTATGTAAACGCCTATGGATATAATCTTTTACACCGATGAACATTTAACTTCACACGTTGCGAATAGTAAAATGTTCAAAGGTGTACACAACTCTCATAAAATTGACATATTACAAAATAATATGTGAATAATAACAAACAAGCGCGTCAAAATGTCCGCGGACTTACGCAGCGATTCCAAATATTATCATGGAGATTGTAAATGTACCAAAAAGGAAGTGCCAAGTACAATAGCGATACAATGCGCAAATTGTATTGACGGTATTTATCCGCCAACAAATAATAGGACGGTAGAAATTTGCAAATGTAGAGACGTGGAAATCAAACATTTTATATGCAAAACATGTGCTCGTATTCGAGATAAAATAGATGAATTAAATCATGAACTGGATATATTAATGATTGATATGAATTATGAAATAAAGCGTTATATGGATTGTACAAATAAGGTGGAACGACTGCAAAGTATATCGAACGAATTGCAACAATGTAACCGACAGTTATTAGAGAACTTAGTAAATGATGACTTAGAAGACGATTGGTAAGGAACACATATAGAAAATAAAATTGATTTAAAAATACACATTGAATGATAATCATCTAAAATGAGCAAATGCATGGATGAAAATAAACTCGTAAAGCATATGCCTTCTAAAAAAATCCATGTTCCAAAACCAATATTGAAATGGGTTGGAGGGAAAACGCAAATACTCGAGAAACTAGTGGATGATTTTCCCATCGAAATCAATCATTATCGCGAAATATTTTTAGGTGGGGGAAGCGTTTTATTGTCACTATTATCGTATGTAAAGAGTGGAATCATCAAAATACATGGTAATATATACGCGTATGATATAAACGAACCGTTGATTAATATTTACAGAAATATACAAACTCATCACAACGAACTCTATGATATATTACAAAATATCATTGTAGAATTTAATGCATGTGGCAATGGAGAAATAACCAGAAAGCCAAAAAATCTCGAAGAAGCAAAAAGCGCAAAAGAAAATTACTATTATTGGATAAGAAGTGAATATAACAAATTGAGTCCACTCGATAAAAACACCCTCACCGGTTCTGCTATGTTTATATTTTTAAACAAAACATGTTTTAGGGGTGTGTTTCGAGTGGGTCCAAACGGGTTTAATGTTCCTTATGGACACTATAATAACCCGGAAATTATAAACAAAGAGCATTTGGAAGAAATACATGATTTGATACAAAATGTAATCTTTGAATGCAGCGATTTTACAACATCATTAGCCCAAGTAGAGCCACACGATTTTGTATATCTTGACCCGCCATATGCACCGGAAACAGCAACCTCTTTTGTTGGATATACTGAAAATGGATTTACATTAGAACACCATAATAGTTTGTTTCGTTTCATACATGAACTAACGGAGACAAACAAAAAAATAATGTTAAGTAACGCAGATGTCAGCTTAGTGCGTGAGAACTTTACAAATGAAAAATACAATATAACATCGATTTTATGTAAACGGTCCATCAATTCTAAAAATCCGGATGCCAAAGCGAAAGAAGTGATTATAAAGAATTATTAATCCACGTATCAAACGTTTCAAAATAATTGTCATCATCGCCAAATAAAACCGCAATATGGCTTTCATTCAATATCGTATTCAATAGGGTGTATTTTTTTTCGTTAGATACAAATTTATTTTTCAAAAAGTCGCTAACACAGAACCCATAAAACACTTCAAAATCGGTGCCGAGTACGAGTTCGTATTCTCGTTTGAGAGAAGGTCCGGACCATAATTTGGTTTCTACTGACCCTTCTACATTTTGCTCTTTTTTTTCTAATATTTTAATGACTTTCCGTCCATTGGTATATTCAATAATATAGGCTTCGTCGGGGCATCGAAACAGTTCAATGTTATATTTGTTCTTCATGTACATTTTAAGACCATTTTGTAATACGAAAACTATCGTTTTATCTTCACATGTTTTGGATAAGTAATAATCATATGTCTTTTTGGGTTTGTTTGTAAAGCTATTTTTGGTATATCCCGCTTCCAATAATCTATGTTGATTGTTGGTTTTTTCTTCGAATTTTTTTCCATACAAATTGGTGTTTGCACCTCCCGCACCAGTCCCTTTGTTAGTGAAGGTAACAGGAGTCGTTGTTTCCATCAAGGTAGTTTTGTTCATGTTAATAAGGTTGTATTACTATGAATGAAGTATATGTACATTCAATTTTTCGTTACATAAATACACCGATGGACATTTAAGTTCGCACACAGAGTGTGCGTCTTAATTGATTTATCGGCAACGTTTCATTTGAACTTGAACCGCACTTTGTGCGGTTTTAATTGTTCAAATGTGTAAAAATCAAATAGAACATATGTATAATAGTAGTATACGCAAAACCGTTATTTACACCGATGAATATGATAGTTGCAGTAAATACACATGGTATCATAGGTAGAAACAATCAACTGTTGTGGCATATACCGGAAGACATGCAGTATTTTCGAAAAGAAACGCAAAATACAATTGTCGTAATGGGTAGAAAAACGTTTGAATCTTTGCCAGGAGGTCCATTAAAATCGCGTATCAACGTAATTATCACGTCCCAACCAGAAATCTATCGTCCAATCGAAAATCCATACACTATATTTTGCAATTTAGAGGATTGTGAAGAGAACTTGAAAGAACTACAGAGAACTACGCAAAAACCGATATTTATTATTGGAGGTTCTCAAATTTATAGCCATTTTTTCAAAAAATGTAAAAGAATTTACGTGACGTGGGTAGACAATGATGAATGCGAAGGAGTCAGTATATATCCATTGTTAACAGAAATACAATCTACTTATCATGTGATAAATAGTATTCCGCAGAAAGATACAGCAAACGCCGCAATAAAGTATAAATTTGTTGTATATGAATCGCCATAAATTTATTTGCAATAAACTTAGAAATTGAAAATATACCTATAATATAACATAGAATGTTGGCTGCACTCAAATCGTTTGCTGGTATAGGAAATGACCAACAACAAGATATAGAAAATAATCCAGAACAAATGCAAAAACAGGACGAGAACGCGAATAATGCAAAAATAAAACTCTTAGGTGAGGGTAGTTATGGTTGTGTATTTAGGCCAGGTATAGAATGTTCGCACAAACAATTGACTACAAAAAAGTATATTACAAAAATTCAAAAGTACAAGGAAACTTCCAAACACGAAGTTGAAATAGGTAAAAAAGTAAAAAGAATTGCAGGATATTCACAATACTACGCACCCATTATTGAGACATGTGATGTAACCATAAGCACATTAGGAAATGAGAAAGAATTGAAAAAATGCGATTTTATAAAAACTGCACCCGAATTTAGCGATAAACAGTATGAATCAAATCGAGTCATGTATGTTGGTAAAAATATCATAAGTGAATATTTAATAAAAGAAACTGCCAAAGTAAGTCAAGTAGAGAACTATTTTCGTAAAATGATAAACATGCATATGATGTTGTTGAATGGAATAACAAAGCTAAATGAGGCGAATATCATGCATTTTGATATGAAAGAAAACAACGTAATGTGTCGAGACAAGTCCGGGCGGCCAATTATTATAGATTTTGGCTTGTCTGTAGATACAACAAATATGGCTTCTCCAGAATTTCCCGCGGCAGATACCTTTTTCTCCTATGGTGTGACATACGCACCTTGGTGTTTAGACATAGGACTGATAACATATATGATACATAAAACACAGAATGCAACCATAGAGCAACCTGTAGTAAATGCATGGCGTAATAAAAACGCAACAATAAATGAAACAACGGCAGTTATCACCGAATTTTTAACAAAGAATCCAAGTATATTAAATTTATTTACACCAGAAGAAATAGAAAAATATAAGACAGAATTGGAAGCATATTACAAACCATTCATAGAGGGAGGGATGTTGAATATGCCAACTTGGGGAAATGTATATGATGAATTAGTGAAATACCACAAAAGCTGGGATAATTACAGTGTTGCTGTCATGTTTTTGAATATATTACATTTATTAGATGTGCAAAAGATGAAAGCAAATGAATTACCCTTTATGAAAGTATATGTCGATACATTGAAAAAGATAGTTTTGTCCATGCCGGATAAACGTCCAACTGCAAAAGATACGATGGAAGAACTAACCCGTACCATGCGCACCGTTCAACGCAAAGATAAAGCGACAATCGGCAAACTATTTAAACCCGATTTTGAAAACGCGGAAAAATATAAACAACGGTCTCGCCGAGTAAATGAATCAATTCATTTGTCTATAAAAACGGATGATTATTTACTTGTTCATAAACAGCAAATGATGAATAAAATAAAAAAGAAATTACAACAAAGTAAAAAAGAAATTACAACAAAGTAAAAACTATAATTAGAACAAGAATTTTGTTATGTACATATAGGTATTTTTATACATAACAAAGAAGAGTTAGGTGTTATCATCCCCGACGGAGAAACATAATGAATGTAAATAATCAGTAAGCGGTAAATATCGTTGTTTATTTAATCGTGCAACCGCAGCATTATAAGATGTTATACACAAACCGTCACAAAGCTGATTCATCACGAATTTAATATCTTGAAGAATGTGCATTGAATATCCGGAATAGAAATATTGTTTATAGTCATGAATAGGAGTAGATATGTCAATCATATGATGGTTGGATATATTCCAAAAAAACATGTTAGGTATAACCTTTATTTGTTTGGCCATAAAAATAGTTTGTATATCCACATTATGAATGTCCAAATAAAAATCACTAATAACTACCATGTTTAGATTTTCTGCAAATCTGGAAGTGGAATGACTATCACATATTCCTTGAGCAATAAGTTCAACCGCTTTTTTATATTGCAAAGGAGAACCTTGTATGGAAGAAATGGATTCGAGTATAATTGCAACGATGTCAACGAACAAATCGGTTTCTTTCCATTGAATCCATATAGGTGAAGCCGCAACAGCCATCATTCTGCAGTGTATATTGCTTTTACTTGCAAGAGTGATTGCAATACCAATGGCATGATAAAACGCATCGAGGTCACCTTGTTGAGTAGACGTGGATACATCTAATATAGGTATCGTAAAGTGAAACGAACTGGGTTGAAATCGCATCATAATACGTTTCCATTGAGCATTTAATTTATCAGTGGTTTGTTTGAGCTCATTACGGTCAATAGATTCTTTACATGTTATGATTTGAACCGCATGTTTAACAAGAACCGCAAATGTTGGTAGAGAACCCGTAATCATTGGTTTATTGGGTTGATTATATACATCGGGTGTATAATGCATATCAGCAGCTACGCGATTCCATTTATCGAAATGTTTCATATACGTTCCAATCGAAATATGTTCATGGTCAATACAATTCCATAGATTATTTGTCATTTGAATTTCCGTGGTATGTAACTGTTTATTCAAATACGCAATTTGTTTACGAAATAGCCGTTTGCATTTAGAGAATGCTTTTGTACGAGATTCAAAAGAAATAGCCGTGTTAAATATATGTGGATGCACCTGGTTTGACCAACATAACACAAACCGGTCAAATAGCCAATCGTATTTTTTATGTTCACGCGGTATCCATTTTGCAACATTCGAAATATAGTGAGTATTCATCGCATGAATAGAATGTTTCCAGGTTGCATTATCTTTGATAAGTTGCGTTACCGCTTTTTCAATGCATATATCAATCAACGAATGTTTATCGCCTTGTTTTGAATACACGCGCAAGAAATCGCAAATGGATATCATGTCTTTCCATGAACCGATAGCATTAGAATATATATTATTTTGTTGGCATGTATCTTCTGTTTTATAGCTATTTTGAACCAAATAGTGTACTGCATAGATTGCCAGAGCCGGAAATACATCATAAAAGGCCATTATGAGAATATAAGACATAGTACGTTCTCCCAATCCTTCTTGCATATCACGCGTGTAAAACATGAATAAATAGAATGTATTTAATAGTTGAATATAGGTAGGTGCCGTTTTGTCGTAATGTAAATTCATTTTTATCGTTTTGAGAACCTCTATTACATGCGAATGAAGAAATAAAATATCTTCGCGGTTATATTTTCGCGCAATATTAAATTGAAGGTAAATAAGTTGTTCTTGCAAATAATCTATCTTTGAAGAAGACGAAGACCCAGTTAACAATGGAAATTCATTTGCATCTATACATGAAGCCATACTTGATTAGTAAAACATATAATATATCATTTAAATCATTTTATCAACTACATGCGGCGTTTTCGTGTACCGCGCTTTTGTAACGATTGTTTATAGTTTTTATGCATTTCTTGCTTATCAAAAATGCGAACCTTTTTTGTAATATTTTTATTCATTTTAGTTGCAGGTTCAGCTTCTTCTATATCAGGTTGGGTTTTAAGAATAGATTTTAATGTATATTTATGTTTGGTTACTTGAATTTCTTGGAAAAAAAAGTATACCGTATTTATGGAGTGAAAAATAAAAATAGAGGATGGAATATGGATAGGCCCAATAATAGAAATTTCTTTGAAAAAAGACACTTGTGACAATTCGTCTTCTTTCGTTTTTGAAAAAGACTGTATTTTTTCGGGTTCAATATCGACAACGTTTATAAAGGCATTTGTAAATTTATATTTAGAGACAGGAGTTCGCAGTTTTTTAGTTTGTATTATTTTCAGTATTACGTCTTCCGCAATATAGGAAGTAGAACATGAATCCGTGGTGGTGAGTTGGATAACATCGCGCGTTATTTTTTCAATATAATGATTTTGATTAATATAAATAAATACCCCACAAATATGTGGCATGGTTTCTCGAGAATAATTCGCATGTATATCTTGAAGTTGTGTTTCATGTTGAATCCAAGAAGTGTCTAAATCAGTATTATCCTCATCAACAAATACATCATCTGCAATGTTTACATGGTCTTCAATGGAAGTCATAGAATATGTAATTTATATTTTTAGATATATTGATTTACAATATTGAACATATTATAAAACAATATAAACAAGAATATGCATGTATATTGTCTCGAAACCGCGTAAATAATTTACCATTCATGTCGCGTATATAATTTGCTTTATGCACGGGGATATATACATGACAAATTGCTTGACAGTCAACACAGAGTTTTTGTTGATTAAAGTATGACCGGTATTATATTCTTCTAAATTTGTTACTATTTAACAGATTGAATGAATTGACATATAAACCATAGGAATACTTTATGTAGAGGCGTATGGTAATATACAACTCTAATTGTAAAAATAGAAACCAATCGTAAACATACTCGAGACAGCAACCTACATTGTGGGTTATAATAGGGATAATGATATAAAAATTATATCATTATGATACATCTTAATGAAAAATTGAAAATTGCCGTTTATTGAAAATAATCATAACATCAACGTGTATTTAATATTGTAGTAGGAATGACATCAATGTGCATACCACGAGTAGAGTCGTCGATGACATTGGATTATATAAAAAATAAGATAAACAGTTTGAATATTGGCTATATTCGACATATTCGGGAGATTCCATTAAAGAGTGACCCAACTCATAAACGAATTTTAATGCGGTTTGACTGGAAACAACACAATGATAAATCTATTGTATTACAACAACAATTAGAGGAATTGGGTTCATTAAAAGTAGTATATAACATGCCTTGGTATTGGAAATTGGTTATTGCTCAATAGGTACTTCAGGAAATGCATAGTTAGAAACATCTATTTCTCTGTCTAGGTAGAAAGAGATATCTCTTTTTTCTTGAATACCATTTTTACGCACTTCAGGAATGAATAAATGGTCATTAAATAATTTCAGGTTTAACCCTTTATTGTAAAAATAACAAGTAATGAAAAAGCAATCAATCGGTAAACTATATTTCAAAAAATATTCAATACCAACACTTAATACGTAATTGCGCATTTTTCGGCTACAAATATAGGCATATGTACCGTAAATGTTTATGTTTTTAAATGTTTGATGATTTAAACTTATAATATTTGTATCATATTGTCGAAGTTTCAATAACACTTTATCTGCTGAATTATGTCCAATATAAATAAAATCCGTATTAGCTAGGTCAGCATTCGTAATATGGAAAAAATCATGAAAATTATTTTTAATGTATACATCTTCTTCGAGTATCATAACATGGTCTAATTCGGTGTCATTGTTTATGCGTTCATAAAGTTGTAATGTAGATATAATAAGTCCTAATGCTCCAATAGTAAGACGTTTGTTTTGTTTCCCGTTATAACTATCATAATCCTGACAATACTTGTTATATAAATTTATTGTGTCTGGTTCACTTGCTGCATAATGTGCATCGAATATGTTAAAATTAGAAAGATGATTGTCATTGAGAATGCCTGTTATATGTTCTCTACTACGGATATTACAAGGTAAGCTAATAACATAAATTGGCGGAATTTCAATACAGAGAGGTTTACATGTTTTGACAAACAATTCAGTCGCTTTACGCGTGTCGGTGCTATGGTCAACATGATAAGAATTTGCATATTTCAATGAATTTGTTTTATTATAGATACACATAATGTATTGTATAGCATATACATGTTGTTTTGCTAGTTCAGCTACGCAATATAATTCGGCCATATCAGTACAACGATCAATCCATTGACCGTCTTTTATAAGATAATATTTTGGAACCATTTTAAATAAAGTTGCATGTCCTGTGCGTAAATGAGAAAATAACCAATTTGGATAAGAACGATAACGAGATGTGTTTTTACATATTGATGGGTATGAGTGCGCAGAAACAATCATTTCAATAGTTCCTGAATTATACATTTTGTATCCAGAATAAACCATAAGAGCTGGAGTATTTGTATAAATGTAATTTAATCGATTAAGCACATTCGAAGAAGATAACCAGTCGTCCCCATCTAATATGACAACAATACTGTCTCTTTTAACTAATTGATACATATTATATTTACAATACGCTTGTTTCATATTTTGTTTATTAGCAATATAGGTCACTTTATCTTCAATATGAAATTTATCAACGATTTCCCGAAATAAACTACCAGTGGAATCCGTAGAACCGTCATTCGTATAATAAATATGCCAGTTTGTATACGTTTGATAAATAATAGACAATAAATTATTAAGGATGTTATCTTCATTGTTATAAGATGAAATCACAAATGAGAAAAGAGTTGTTTCTGGTATGTCATTTGATGAATCTATAAACGTAAAATAGGGTATTTTATGTACCAAATCTTTGGAAATGGATATATGATTCGAACTTACATTTGTAGGCAAAACCATATTACGTATAGTAAACAATATTTGTTCGGGGTGACTAGTTTCCGTCGTATGTGTGGAAAGATTACGAAGCATGTCCCCCCCATGAATTGTTCCAGACGGGTGTAAACTAAAATTCATAGATTCAGGATTGTATATATTATATTCCGCATTTTGTGTGGAAAGATGATGAAACATGTTAAATGTATTAATATGTTCGGCGGAGCAAATGTTAAAATTCATTTGCTGGTTAGGATTATCGATTGTATTAGACGATTTTTTATATGTTTGAATGGGAGAATGTTGAAATAATTCTAGTAAGCGAACGGTGCTGGATGGCTGTATATTTAAATTCATTTGTCCGGCACTAATTTCAAATGCATCTATCCCAAATTCATCTGTTTGTTTGGGAGGAGGTTGAATTAGATTATGAAACAGTTTATAATCGTATTTTGTCCCTGGCGAAAACACATTTAATTGCATTTGCCATGTATTATTTTTAATGGAATATAATTCGGTTTCATCTATATATGCGGACAATGGATAAAAATTATCCGTTACGTTATTAATTACATTGGATGGATGTATATTTAAATTCATTTGCCCGGTACGATTTACAAGTGCATTTAAATCAACTTCCTCTTCTTGGACGGACGGAGGCTGGATACTACTCATACTGTGAACGGTACCAGATGGTTGGATACGTAAATTCATTTGCCCGGTACGATTTACAAGTGCATTTAAATTAAGTTCCTCTTCTTGGAAGGACGGAGGCTGGATACTACTCATACTGTGAACGGTACCAGATGGTTGGATACGTAAATTCATTTGCCCGGTACGATTTACAAGTGCATTTAAATCAACTTCCTCTTCTTGGACGGACGGAGGCTGGATAATACTCATACCGTGAACAGTGCTGGATGATTGGATACGTAAATTCATTTGCCCGGTACGATTTACAAGTGCATTTAAATCAACTTTCTCTTCTTGGACGGACGGAGGCTGGATAATACTCATACTGTGAACAGTGCTGGATGATTGAATATGAAAATTCATTTGTGCTGGTATAACGGGTTCAGGAGGAGGTTCAGATGATTTAAATGCAATACTATTTTTATAAAATTTAGCTAACCTTTTTTGTTTATTTTTTTGAATAAGAGTAAGATAATGGTCTTTAATTTGTGATAACATTTACAATAAGTTGACATAAATATTTGTTTATTTGTCGTTAAATAAAAAGTGAAAATACTTATCTAATACGGGATTATTACTTTGGATGTGAACTGGATGAAAACAATGTTTCCATAAACATAGAAACCATATACCTAAACGATTTGTCTCTCGTTCAGCTTGTTTAATCTCTACAGTAAAAATGTCATCCATACTGCTATATGCAGTACGATAATCATTTAATTCATGTTTTAAATTATCTTTCATTTTATATAAAAAATCAAGCCTATTTTGTTCACGTTGTTTATCATTTGTTTTACGTTGTATCATAATTGCGTTTAGCGACTCCATATTAAAGTCATGTTCCTCAGTTTTCCATTTATGTAATATAAACCGAATTTCATTTTGAATATCTTTGAATTTCAGTATTAACGTATTTCGGTGATTTTCCAATTTTTTAATGAATGAAAATATATTCACGTGACAAATAATCGGGAAAATCTGTTTTATTTCAACCGGTATTAACGTATTATTAACTTCCTTCAAATCATTCAACTTTTCTTCAATATTATTAATTTGATTTAATACAAGAGTTCGTTTTTCATTTTCAGTATCGAGTAAAACCAACTTTGTATTTGTCATTTCAAGGGAAATTTCAAATTTATCATAATGATTTGCAAGCTGTAAAAATAGCGTAGATGATGATTCTAATTTTAAATAATGCATTAATGCAACCAACATAGCAATGGTAGCATTTAGTGCGGTTATTATCCATTTTGTTTCGCTATCACACTTTACAAAATCGGTAAATATAGTGACACCGCATGTGATAAAAAAGGTTGGAAACATCAAACAATTATGTCTCCAGTTTGACAACTGATTGGATTGAATATAAATGTTTTTTTGTCCTCTCATATACGTCGTTAAAATATCCAAATGACTGGAATATTTATTGTTGAGTTCAGTATCATAATATTTGTCCAGCGTGCGTTCAGCCTCATCGTAGGCAATTTGCTTAAATGAGTTCCGGTTTCGACGTTTATTATTTGCACGAGATTTGTTATCGTGGTTGCTATGATTTACTATGGTTGGTATAATTTTATGAGCAATATCATCCAATGAAATCGGTTTATTTAAACGTAGCGTACGGGAGCCTTCCTCTTCGCCATCACTGTTATTGGAACTACCGGAACGACTTCCATAATTTGAAATCGTCATCGGGCTATCACAGCGATTGACATTTTGCCGAATAATTTCATTACAATTATTGGATGTAGTTGCATATTCCGTGCGAAGTTGATGTAAATTCGCGTTAGATACGTTTATAAAATGTGTGTCAGTATAGTTAATTAAGTTATTTTCTTCATGAATATCACCCACTTCGAGGTCAACATCATTAAGTACATTTACGCGCATTGGGGAAGAAAATTCTGCATTATTTAATGATTCTGTTTCCGTTGAATTTGAAAGGTGTTCCTGACTATTATCATCGCAATCATTATTAGAGGCGTTCATAAATGTTATATAATCGTAAGATATTTTTATATAGATATTTATGAAAAATTGACGACTGTTGACTAACAATCAATAATACAACTACCAATCAATGAACACTACATGTGTACCTACAATAAAACAAATACATCGTGCAAATGTAAGTGACTATCGTAAACAAATGCGTCATTTTATCATGACATCCAGATTTACAGATAGAACTTTTCATGAAAACATATCATTTCGTGCAACACAACCGAAGATTGGCTGTATATATTGTTCACCGAGTCCAGCAACCGTAAATATACCGCATGAAGCAATTATGTTCATTTTAGAAATGAACAATGACCGAAATGAAATAATTGGCATAGGAATGGTGATGAACAAGCCGAAAATAAATAAATACTCGGTGTATGCGAACTGCAATTACAATCGATATTCGTTTGTGGGAAATTATCGCATTGACCGCACAGAAATGACAGAAGATGAAAATAATATTATGCGTGTATTTGACATATTATGTTTTACTGG